AACCAAACCCGCCACGACGCACTTCGGACCTGTTCTCCGTAAAGAGCGGCATACGCGGATCGTTATTTTTCATAAAGTGATTATTCACCGAGTCCATCTGCGCCTGCGCCTGCGCGTTGTAGTACGCATCGCGCGCACGGGCTCGTTCTTCCGGCATCGAGCACAGCATCAACCCGCCAATTTCAATGTTGCCATTCTTATCCCCGACGATCTGCAACTCCGGATGATCGATGGCCTTTTCAGGCTCCCAACCTTCACGGAATTTTTTCGAGACATTCGTCGCATCTGGTTGCCCCATAACGTGGGTAGCAACCCAATGAAACGCTTTGCCCGGCTCGGGGGTAGGCTCTGGCAGCAGAGAAGCAGGCGTGTACATTTCCAGCGCTCGTGCCTGTAATTCGCGTGAGTCAAGTTCACGGGACTTTTTTTCAGCGGCCATTCGCGTTCTCCATTTGCAGCACGCTTGCTGCATACTGCTCGTTGGTCAAGCCGAATTTCTTGGCTAACGCAACTTGCGTTTGAGTCAAAGTGATTTTTTTAGCGCCAGTGGAGCGTGTGGTTGGGGCCACTACGCTAGCGGGGCGCTTGAGCTCAGATGTGGGGCGGGCGGTCTGTCGCTCCCCGAAAAATTCGGGAAAACGTTTACGCATACGCGCATCTATCTGGCCAAAATACTCATCAGAACGCGGGTCAGAGCCCGAAGCGACCAAGTTCTTGTGCTGAATCAGGGCGACGGCGGTCATTTCGTCATCCTGTCCAAACCACTGATTTCGCTGCTGCCAGCGCAGCGTTTTGTCGTCGGGTTTGGGTGGTTCCTGACCAGTGAGCGCATTATATACGCTCTCCGTAGGGGCTTGTAAAGGGGGTGGTTTAAAGTTCTTTGCTTGGATCAGCTCATACTGCGCCTCATTTAGCGCCTGCTGTGCTTCAAGCAGTGCATCAGAGTCATACGCCTCATGCGCTTCCTTAAATTTACGCCGAGCAACTTCAAGCTTAGCTTCTGCAGAAGCGGTCAGGGTGGTCTGGTACTGTTTCTCCCCGGTCGACACGTACTCTTTCAGCCGCTTATTCTCTTCCAGCAGAGTTTTTGCCACTCGCTGCGTTTCGGCGGCTTCCCGTTGGATGGACTCCTTTAACCGACGCTCATCGTGCCGCGCATGTGCCATCTGCTTAATACGCGTTTGCACTTTCTCGCTATACGTAGATAGCTCCTCGTCGGTTGGGTCCAGAACCTCCTCTGCCAGCGCGGGTCTGCCACGATCATCAGGTGGGGTGTCGTCGACGACCTCTATTTGCGGAAGCGTCTCGTTCTCACCTTCAACAGTGATATCAAATTTCTGCTCTTCTTCCTGCCCGATAGGAGGATTAACCTCGTCAGGGAACTTAAATTGCTCAGCCATGATTTCTCCTACGCACGGCCCACCCCTCTTGGGTCTTCAACGACGGCCTCTACTTGGTCTTCGTTTAAAACACAGAATTCTTTGCCGTGAATTGTTAAACGCGTGCCTGCGTACATGCGAGTGATAACGAAATCACCCTCTTTGCACCACGGGCCCGAGGGATACCGCTCTTTATCCTTGTAAGCATCGGGGCCCACCTTAACGACAAACAACACAACCGTGGCCTGCTGCTCACGTTTATCGTGCGCCCTTTCGATTACGCCATCTTTAAAAAATTTTGTGCTCAATTCAGGTATCGCACACAATATCTTGTACCCCGCAGGAGTTGGCAGCTGCGTTGCTTTTTCCGCATCTGTAAACTCTGTTTGTACTACTTCATCATTCATCGGCGTTCTCCATTCGTTTAATCAACTCCAGCAGATGGCTTTCACTATCCGCCAGCCCTTGTAACCGACCACAAATAAACCTGTAATCTTCTATCGTTTTGCAGTTGTTGCTCGCCAAGTCATCTGCATAGTTGTTCATATCCGTACGGATCATTTTTCTGTATGCCTCGGCGAACTGCTGCACGTCTAAATTCATTTTTTCTCCTTGGTATTACCCGCTTTTTGACGCGCAGCTGCTTGCGCGCGCGCCTTGAGGTCAGCCTTGTGCTTCTCTTCAGCCTGACGTGACTGCTCCGCTGCCCGCTGCCGGGTAATATGTAGCGTTGTGTTGTGCTGCTCCTGCGCGCGCTGTTCCTGCCTCTGCCGGGCAGTCAAGTCAGCGGAAGTACGCGCGTGGTCAATCTGGGACGCCTCCTCCGCCTTGCGCTGCTCCAGCCCCATGCGCCCGGTCGCCTGCGCAGTTTCAAGTGCTGCCTTACGCTGTGCTGCCTGCGCTTCCAACGCTATCTCCTGCTGCTTTTTGGCCTGATCGAGCTGCATCGTCTGGGGGTCGACGCCCTTTTGCTGGGCTTCAATTTCAAGCTTCCTTGCCGCCAGCTGCAGTTTCTGCTGCTCCAGCGCCACGTTAGCCTGATCCAGCCGCTGCTTGCGCTGGAGTTCGCCTTGTTTCACCTGCTGGTCGATCAACTCAGCCTGCAGCACTGGGTCTTGCGCGTTTTTCTGCGCCTGCTGTTGCGCAGCAATAGCCCGGCTCTTTGCAAGCAAGTGCGGTGCCGCCTGCGCCATCCGACGCGACAGCTGGATTTCGGCTTCCGGAGAAATCGGCTCCGCGTTCTCATCGTACGGATCAGGAGAGGGTATCCCGAGCATCTGAGACATCTGTGTGCGATACTCGTAACCTATGTGGTCAGCCTTATGGGCCTCCATCGCTGCAAGTATCGCCTGCGCCTGCGGATTCTGGCCGATGACGGCCATTATGAGGGGGTCCTGCTGCGCCGCCATATGCACCTGCAGATGCGCTTGGTGATCTTGCGATGCAAATACCTTGACGGGCTTACCGGCGAGGATCTGCATATTTTCTGCCACCGGATCAGTAGGCTTCAGATCATCCTTGGTGGGGATTAATTTCTCTGCGTGTTGAACACCGAGCACAATAAGCATACGCTTGTGCAATTCGGGCAAGTCGTATATTTGTGGAGCTGTTTGTGCCATCTGCATAACGGCTTGGTACTGCACGACACGTTGTGAAAGTGTCGCTGCATTAGGATCTGACACGGGGATGATTTCAACATAGCGATAATCATCATATTTCGCCCGCCGTCCCTGCTCTGCTTCAACGTCGTAGTCATAGTCATCTGGCGTACAATCGCGTACGATTTCAGCGATCAGACGCAACTCCTGTTTAAATGAGTAATGCACACGCGCCTGCACGGAAGTCAGGACCTTCAACGTGCGCTCCAGAATCGCCAGCGTAGACCCGACCGGAGCTTGGTTCGACATGTCAGATATTTTCATATCCGCTGTCGCACTCATGCGCCGACCCTCATTGACTATTGTCTCCAACAACGCTGCCAGCACCTGTGACGGCTCCTTGTAGGGGAGCATCATGATGTTGTCTTTTATGGCACCAGAACCCAAGTCCACGTCCCGGAACTCTCCGGGACCAATTGGCGTATCGTCGCCTTTGATCCGTAGACCACGCGATTTCAGCCCGCCCGGAAGATTGGACAGGGTTCCGGCATCCACCAGCTGCCGCATAATGCTCGTCGCATTTTTTGCGAATCCACCGATCAGGTGGAACAGCCCAAAACCATAAGCACCAAACCCCGGCACATACACGTAGTGCACAAAATGCTGGCGCTTCAATTTCAATTCATCATTTTCTTTCCAATTTCTACGGATGGAAAGAATTGTTTTCGTTGAATCAAGGATGGTCACCACATACGGCAGCGCAATGCCTGTTTTTTCTCCTTCGTCGTTCGTATCCTCGTAGCCCTCAAGATCCAGATCCACTAAACACTCGAAAACGATAAAACGCTCGTCGAAAATATTCGAAACACCGGCCTCTTTGTCCTTTTTCTCCTGCAGCGTGCTCCCCGAATTCGTCGTCCCCCCCGGTTTTGGGGGGTCACCAACATCAAAGTCACGCCAGAATCCGTCTTTCTGCAGTCGAATAATCTCCTGCTTGGTTTTACGCATGCGGTGCACCACCCGAAAGCAGGTATTCATATCGGTGTACGCATACGGGAGAATCACATCCTCGGCTGGGATAAATATGGATGTCTGCCTGCCCAGCGCCGTGTCCATGTAGACTTTTTTAAATGCTGAGCCCGCCGCAGCAAGGTTCCACAGCATGCGCTCGTGCTCAGGGCGAAACTCGATCATGACCTCCGTGAGCTGGTAGTTCATGTCCTCAGCCACGCGGGCCGCAGCCTCCTCTTTACGTGGCGTAACCCGTCCCACAATCTTTGTTTTTGCCGGGCCCATGGCAGGAAAAGTCTCCATGATTGTCTCGCTCTGGAACTTGAGCGTGGCTTCGGTAATCATGGGGTGGTACACCCCGCACGCGCCGGTCCACGGCTCTGTGCGGTTCTCAATTTTCAGACCCATCAACTTCAGGCCCTCTTTGCACATTTCCTCCCAGTCTTTTCTCGCCTGCAGATCGTTATCGATATCTTTTAAGAGGTCTGACGCCAGCGTTTGTAAGACTCCCGGATTTTCTTCATCCAATTCTTCAGCCAAGTTAGCATTGAACGCATTTTCTTTATCCTCCTCAGCGGGGGGTTCTACCTCACCCTCGATGTGAATTTCCATGGCCATAGGCAGGGGAGCCTGCATGGGAACAACGCCGCGCGGCGGCAATATGCCTGTAGGCTGGCCTGTGGTGTTTTCAATCATTTTTTCCTCACTACAGCAAAAATCTCCTGTTTAGCTATCTCGATCAGCCCCAATAATTCAAGCGTACTACAGTTGTGCAGCGTGTAATCAGTTACGGTGGTGTCATCCCCCTTGTTCTCTTCATAAATCACGCATATCCGGTTAAATCGTTCCGGATGCTTGCGCGCAATCATAGCCAACTCCAAAAACCGCTCCTCCGCCGTGTTGTTCTTTTTCCATACCGGCAAGTAGTCTACGTTGTCGCTCATTTATGGAGCGTCGCCGCTATTTCACCCGTCGCCACAGCTTTTTGATACGGCATCCAGCAGGCATAATTACTGCCGGGCGGGGGAATATCATTGTCCTCCTGCACGAGGAGCACCGATGTCAGCGCGAAGGGCGATCCGTTGGCATCGAACCCAGCGATATTGACGCAGGTGTCGGACCACACATGGCAGATCATGGCGGGCAGTGGCTGATTATCTAATGCGGGGACTCCGGTAAAACGAGTCCCGGGGTAGAAATGAAGTACGCGGCCAACAGTCGGTGCAATCACGCTTTCTCCTTTAAAAAAGCTATCATGGTGTCAATAATACCCACTAGCGCGATGTGAACGGAACATCTTCGGCTCGTCTTTCCAGTCGGAGTCCAGCGTCACGAACCGCCCCTGCCGGAAGCGCAGCAGCGCGGCTGATGCACAGTCAACGTAGTCATCGTGGTCCCCCACCGGAAAGCTTGCGCACTCCTCGATGACCTCCTTGGCCCAGCGCGTGTCTGGTGCCCAGACTTTACCCGAGGCGAATATATCGGTTATTGCATTTATGCGTGCAATCTTGTCATTACCGCGCGAGGGCGAATACTCGTTGACCGGTATACCCATTGAGCGTAGCTCCTGAATTAATGGAGCGCCCGCCGCTTTTTTCTCGATGATGAACGCGTCAGGTTTCCACTCATCCCAGTGCTCGTAAGCACACGCCTTCAACTCCGGAAACTCCATCCGATCCCGGAACGCATCGAGCAGGATTATATGCGGGAGCCCCTTGTCCTCCTCGTTTGCCCATATACCCCACGTCTGGCAAGCCGAATAGTCCGCCGATGTTTTCGCTTCGTGCGCCGTATCCCAGACCTGAATTATGAACTCGCACTTGGGCGGTTCTTCGGGCTTCCAGACGCGCCACCACTCCCGCTTGATCATTGCCGACGCATCGGATGTCGGCTGCTGCAGATATTGCGCGTTCCAATATCTCGGGTCCATTGATGCGCGGGCTTTCTGCAGCTCGTCGAGCTTCCACTTGTCTGGCCACAGCGATTTTTCTTTTATGCTGGCGGGGTCACCGGGGTGTTCGGGGTCAGCTACCTCCAGTATGGCCGGGAACTCCACAACCTCCCACTGGTCAGCGTCTGGGTTTCTGGACTGGTGCTCAAGCAGCCGCCCGGTGAGGTCGAGCAATGACCAGCGAGTCATGACAATTATTACAGCCCCGCCCCACTGTAAGCGCTGCCGTGGGCCTGTCTGGTACCACTCCCATGCCTGATCGAAGGCTGTGCGGCTGTTTGCGCGCCCATCTTGCTCGGAATGTGGGTCGTCGATCACGCACAGGTCCGCACCGCGCCCGGCGAGCGCACCGCCCACGCCCACGGCGTAGTACATACCGCCTGCGGATGTATTCCATGCGCCCATGGACTTACTGTCCTCCGCCATGGACGTGCCCGGGAATATTTTCTGGTACTCAGGAGTGGAAATGAGGTTCCGAACACGTCGACCGAAGAGCTCGGAGAGCGACGCAGTGTGCGTCGCCATGATTATTTTCGCATCAGGCCGCTGGCCAAGGAACCAAGCAGGAAAGAGGTAGCTGGTGAGCTCACTTTTACCGTGTCGAGGCGCAATATTGATGATTATCCGCTTTTTACGCCCCAGTGCGATGTCCCTAAACAGCGCTGCCATGCGTTTGTGGTGCGGACCGACCGAATACCCGTTGTAATTCTGCTTCGCAAACTCCAACAAGTCCGTTTTTGCTGCATTAATGCGCTGTTTTTCCTCTTTTACCTCAAGAAGCTCCAGTAATTTGAGTTTTTCACTCCGTGAGAGCGTTGAGAGGTCGATATTTTGGGATATGGCGGACATTTCTTCAGACTTTCAGACCCATTTCCTCGATTTTCACGTAGTCCGCATTCAACACCCGCCCCAATTTCTGCTTGATCTTCTCATCCAACTCCGCATCGGTTACGTCCGATTTCTTTATCTCCACCCGCTCAGTGAACAACGCAACCTCCGTCACCCTGCCCAACAACTCCAGCGCACGCAAACGGTGCCGCTTGTCCTCAGATCGCGTTTCTTCCAAAATCTGACTCACGGCGTACCCCCGCAACTCCTGCGCCTGCTCCACAAACTGCCAATCGTACGCAGTCAACATAGCCACAAGATGGCGTACCGCCATCGGCGCACTCAACGCCTGTACCGCCAACTGCTGAGCACCACGATCATTTCCAGCCGTAAATTCCAAAAACGCACGCTGCGCAGCCCCCTTCTCCGCCTCAGTCTGCACAGCTTCATCCGATACCACACCTAAATCCAGCATCAGCTGCGCTGTATTACACTTCGCATCCAATAACACAGGCGCAGAAGCGTCCCCCTCATCCACAAAATCACTTGGGTCGAGGTCAAGCAAATGCTCAAACATAATCGTTGACCTTGGTTAAGTAGTTGCGGTATAAAGGATTTCATAGCAAGAGTCAAGCGCGCTTTTCCCGTGGGCGCTTTTTCCTTCCTTGGTTTTGCGCTCACATTACTTTGGCCCCGCATTTTTTGCGGGGCCTTTTTTAAATTTCTGTTTGTAAATTATTTGACAAATGGTGGATTAAAATATTGAAATTTTTTAGGGACTTAGAAAATTTTGGGATTAAAAAAATTGGGAGCTGCGTGTTTCGAATCGTGTTCATGGCCGAGCTGCAAA